CGCTGCGGCGTAGGGCAGCGTGATGGTGCGGTTAGCAGTCAGGGCTACCGTAGGAACAATGCGGTAGTCGGTGCTAAGGGCAGTGTAGTTGGCGTTGCCTATGGAGGTGTAGGTGTTACCAGCAAATGCCTGCGAGACAAGGATACCAGCAAGGCAAAGCCCGAGAAGGAGTTTCTTAATCATTGTGCCGACTCCGTCCAGATGAATTCAACCGACATGACACCAGATGATGGCGCAGTGACGCCATTGAGGTTAACACAAAGTTGCTGCACCGTGCCTCGGAGTACAGGGGGAGCTACAGCTAGGCCGCCTTCATTGAAGGAGAAGTAATACTGAGCCGGCCCAGCTGCGGTACCGGTAGCGGGCAGGAACACAGTCTGGCCTGCCACATATCCTGGAGCGGAATCGTTGATGGTTGGATTGGCGGTCCAAGATTGTGTGGTTGCTGTTGGGGCCGCGTAGTTACTGTCGAGGGCATATGGAACTGGCAGGGCGGTGCCAGTAGCTGCTGTTCCACCGCTGTCTGCTGAGGCGTGCTTGGTTAGGTAGGCGGTAATGTTGATGGCCGTACCAGCGGTACCACCGATGCGGATTTTCTTCATCCGCACAACTTTAGTCGCTGAGCCGGTAAGGCAGGCTATGTCGGTTGGAGCAGTGCCTGGGACTAGACCGACGGCAACTGCGGAGTAGGTGGGGATGGAGCTTTCGAGATTGCAGCTAACTCCAGGCACTGGGACGTTGTTGATGCCGCCTGCACCAACGCATGGGATAATAGCTTGTGCCGATGCTGGAGCCGCAAGCCCCAGCAGGAGACCAAGAGTGAGAAGAAGTTTTTTCAACTTGGCCTCCTTAGTTGGAGATGGTGATGCCGGCGGGATAGCCGGACAGGGCACCGCTGGCCGAACCAACGATCTGGTCGAAGCGGTCGATGACGATGCCGGAGACGCAGGTACCGGCAGTCATAGCGGCGGTGCCGATGATGTAGCGAAGCCGCAGGAACCGGGGGAGGGCCTGACCAGGGGCGGGACGAGGGACATCGACGCCGAAGGCTTCGCCAACCCATAGGTCAGCGACCGGGATCGCCTGGGACTGGAGCATGATGGACCAAGTGCCAGGAGCGCCGGAGCCATTGTCGGGGGCACCGTCGAGTTCGAACTGTAGGGTCGCGGAGCCACCAGAGGTGAAGGCGGTCGTGACCACCACAGAGAGCTTGAGCATGGGATCGTCGCCGATCGCCATGTCGCGGGCACCGCCGCCGTTGGCCGAGGACGGCACGCCGCTGAGGCCAAGGTCAATGATGTTGTTAGCGACGTAGGTGCCGGTGCCGAGGGCCAAGTTGTCCGGGGCAGTCGGAGTCGAGAAGGAAGTGAGAGCGTCACGAATTGCCATTTGAGGTGACTCCTTTAGGTTACTTGGGCTTCGTTGGACAAAATTGCGTCACAAGTTCTAATCGGGATTCCTCTGAAGGTTGTCACAACTTTACCGTCAAACTCTTCCATCCTCAAAAGTACATTGGTCTTATTCATAGCTTGAAGGTCCAAGTAGGTCCGGACCACACGATTGGCGTAGATCACAACCCGGCCCATGTTGGCGCGGACCTCGGGAGTGTCGGAGGTCTGAACGGCGGTTGCCATGGCGGGGGTGGTGGGCAGACGGTACAGGGCCCTGACCAGCAGGTTGATCAAGTTCGCTGCCGAGACGCCGGTGAGCTGGGTCACGTCGATGTTGGCGATGCGTGCAACATAACGCCAGTCACGCAGGACCATACCGATTTCCCATTTGAAGTGGTCACGGTAGGCTTGGTAGGTATTGCCGGCGCTGTCGGCCACTGGCCATTCGCCCATGTCGCGATGCTGGAGGCCGGTGATCTTACCCTTGGGGAAGGTACCATGGAGGGTGTCGCTGCCCCAGGTGGTGACCCAGATGCTGGTGTTGGTCGAGGAGGTACCACCGCCGTCGAGGACGTTGTTGGCGGTTTGGGAGTTGGTGGTGGTTTTGGTGCTGTAGCGTGGAGCGAAGCCAGTGAATCGCTCCGGGTTCACGAACTGGTTGCCGTAGATGATGGTGGCGGCAACTTGCTGGGACATGCCCTCCAAGAACGCTTTCACTTCGCTAAGTCTGAACTCAGCGGTGTTGCCATTCAGATCGGCGATGTCCTTGTCGATCACGGCGTAGGTTTCAAGGTTGCCGCAAGTATCGACGATCTGGGCGGTGGTGGACTTGGCGTTCGGAACGCCGGTGTTCAACAGGCGCCACGTGGCCACCGGAAGGCCGGTGCGAACAGTGGTCTTGTGGCCAGTCGGGAGGTTACCCTCCATGACTAGCATATCCTCGAGGATTTCGTTCGTTTGAGAAAGCAGTTCGATAATGGCCGCGATTCGATAGCCATCGTCCGTGCGTTTGGCCCAGTCAGCGTAAGTAAGGGCAGTTGCGCCCACAGTAGCCATAGTAGTGATCCTTTGATCAGAGTTCGGTTACGTAGTGATCCAGTCTGGGCGCTGCCGTTCTACCCTATGCAGGGTCTGGGGTTCACTGGTTGTTGGAGAGGTTGGGGTACATGGCTGAGGCCAACGAGGGCTTCTTGGCCATGCCAGAAGATTGTTGACCGTGTGGGCTCGGACCGCCGCCACCAACAGGTTTGCCCTCAATGAGCTTCTGGCTGAGTTTCCAGAAGGCCTTGATGAAGGCGGGGTTGTCACCGGCACCGGTCAGGTCCATGGCGGATTTGAATTCGTTCACGAGCTTGGCGTCACCGAGGGCATCAAGGGCGCGACCGATGTCGGCCTTGATGGTATCGAGCTTGCCTCCGAGGTCGGGGTCAGATTTAACTTCGCTAACCCACTTCTCACGCATGGCAAGGACGGCCTGCGAACCGGCGTCTGCGACTGCTTTCATTCGCTCGTTGTAGAATCCGACGAGCTTGTCGGCAGCAGCCTGACTGAGGCCAAGTTCTTTGAAGATGGGGGTGGCGGCGTCGGCCGTGGGCTTGTCGAGTTCAGTGCCATCGGGCGCCTTGAAGGTGTAGGCGTCGGGGACAGCGGTGGGTTTGGTGGAAGGCTTGGGGGCTGCTGAGTCATTCGGCGGGCTCGGGTTCGAAGTAGTCGGGCTCGGCGTCGTCTGTGCGTCCTTCAAGGTCCCGTCCTGAGTCCGGGCTTCCGGACTGTTCGGCAGGGGCGGCTCGATCGAGGTTGGATTCGAGGGCTGCGATTCGGGCATATTCTTCACGCTCCATGAGGATGTACTGGTCGGGGCAGTGGGACTTGATTTCGGCGAAGATGCGCAACCCGACGTTGCGCTGGCCTAGTTGGAAGTAGTCTTGGTGTGGGTCGAAGCTCGGAGCAATCACAAAAGCGCCGCAGTCGGCGAGGAAGTGATAGAACCAAGTGCGACCTTGGCGGGTGCCTAGTGCGGCCTGCAAGAACTCCACGCGATCGGCTTCGAGGCGCTTAGCGGCCTTCTCAGCGGCGCGGATGGATTTGCGGTTGCTAGCGTCGTACATTATTGAGCACACAGATCATGTTTGAGATATTCGCAGCCAGCAACAAGAATATGTTTCTTGCCGTAACCGCGGCTTAGTGTGAAGACATGATCACCGCGATGTACTGTAATCATGCCTATGGCTTGTAAATCACCAGAGCGAGCCTTGTCAAGATACTGCTCAAGAATCTCGACAATGTCCGGATTTGCCCCGTTGGGCTCTGGCGGTGTTATACCATTAAGGCCAATAATGTTTGACATTAGTTGTTCCAGTTAGATAGCACGATGCTACCAGCGATTAGAATTGCAAAGACTAGAATGCCAAAGGTCAGGTCTGGACTCATTGGCCTTGTCCTCCACCTTGGCCGAGCATGGCCTGTAGGGCGTTCTGGCCGCCGCCAACGTCGGTACCCGAGAGGTTCTTGGCACCTTGCGAGAGTTGCTGGGCCATGGCGGCTTGCTGGGCCATTTGCTGTTGTTTGGCGCGGTCGGTGCGAATTTGTTGCAGGGCTTCGGGGCTGCGGATGATCTTCGGGGAGTTGTTCAGGAGGCTGCTGTATTGGTCAATGGCCTCATCGGTATCGATGTTGTCCATGACCTCAGGCTTCACACCCACCAAGCCGCCGGTCAGTTGCAACAGCCTCTCAATGCCAGCCGCCGCTGTGGCCTTCTGGGCCTGAGCAAGCATCGAAACGAACTCGATGTTCATCATCTGGCCTTGAATTTCGGGAGGCGGAGGCGGGAGTATGCCTGCACGATTCGCAATTGCAAACACTCGCTCGACGATAGGCTTGAGAACCTCGTCGTCAATACGTTCGAGGACTGGGCCGAGCATGACGAGGGCTTCGGATTTGCGTAGGTCCCACTCCATAGCCGTAACATTCGATCGAGTCTCATATTGGCTAGCGACTCGGAGGATATCATTGAAGAAGACCTGGCCGAGACGTTGTTTCACTAACTCAAGGTCCCCAGCGATCTCTTGCACTGGGAACTTGGTTTCGTACACGGAAGCAAAGCCGGGCTTGCCACCGGAGGTGAACCCTGTGACGTAGGTAATGCCGCCGGGGGTTAGGTTGGCGGGCTGGTTCTTGAGTTGGACGTCGGCCACCAGCGGGGGATTGACCATCTTGTCGATGGCTTGGGCCTTGCGGCGGGTCTCGAGTTGGATTTGCTTCTGGTCGGGCAGGCCGTCCATGGCGGGGCTACGGCCATAGGCGTCGTTGGACACAAGATCCCAGCGACCGATGATGGCGGGCTGTTCGTAGTAGCCGCTGCGGCGCAGGAAGGTTGGTGGGGCGTTGGCGCCACCCTGCGGGGAGGTGGAGCCACCCCAAACCCAGTAGGCCTCACGAAAGGCGAAGTGATCGGGGAAGCCAAACTCGCGGCCGCGACCGTCGTTGTTGGGTTCGATGGAATGGGCGACGATGACTTCACGGGTCAGGTTGGCGCCCGAGGGGTCGTCGTAGAGTTGCTGGATGCTGGAGTCGCAGTTCTCGTAGCCGAACTCGTTGACAAGGGCCGACACCGTGAAGGTGAACTCGCGATAGAATATACACGGACGGTAGTTGCCGTCGATGTCAACGTAGTATTCGCCGAGGCAGGGATTGATGCAGTTGATGACTGATTTGAAGTCCTCGTAAATCAACATCGCTGCGGTGCCGAAGATCACGAGGTCGTGGTAGAAGATAGCGATGGAGTTGTAGAAGTTGGACTCGGCGAAGATCAAATATAACAGCCGCTCGACCTCAGCGAGCCACAGGCTTACTGGGCCAGTCTTGGTAGAATCGATTCGGTTTATCTTCATCCTGAGCCAGGGAGAGGTGGGGCTGGACTTCCCGCTCACGAGCCCGGCGCTGAGCCTCTGCGCGAAGATACAACCCGAAGAATCCAGGATATGTTGGTTGATGGGCGAACCGCGGGCCATCTGGTTTGGTGTGATGATCCATTTGTATCTCCTGGGAAGGAAGTAGTCAGCTAGCTCCCTCCAATGCGTCCACCAGCTATACCTATTCACACGCAAACCCATCAAACGGCCGACGCTGTAGCGATGTAGGGCAATGTCGGCGTTGGTGGACTCATGGGCCATCAGACTCTCACCGGGCTCTGGGCAGCGTCAGGGATGGAATTAAGTTTGTCGTTGATGCCGCCGTCGGGCTGTTTGAATAGGCGGCCCTCAGAGGCCATCTGCGCCGCCGCCATCGCCACATACACCCCATTTGGAGGCGGCGGCGAGGGTTGCATTTGCACTGGCTGGGGGCCTCGGCGATGGGGGACGAT